AACTTGGGAAGGTGCATTTGGCGGAACAGGCGGGATGAGCGACTAATGACTAATCAAATCTCAACTGCAACCAACCTACAGGCGCCCGATCTTTCTAACACGCAACAGGATCCTAATAAATTTTTTAACAATTTCTTTGCATTTGATTTTGGTGTTGGTTTGGCCAACGATGCTATCACTGCATACTTTGAAGAATACACTGGCAATGCCAAATCTGGACAGGCATTGGCCGCAGCTGTACTTTATACAGCACAAGCACAAAATTTAGACCCAATGTCAGTATTGGGAGAATTTCAAAAAATGGATCAAGGTAAACTTAATAGTTACCTGGCAGCATTTTTAAATTTTAACCGTGTTCCTACCAGTACCATTGGTGTTAAAAGTACAACAACACCCAACATGTACATTTCTCGAACAATACTGCTATAATGTCAAAATTTGCACAAGGTAAATTTCAATTAAAAAACCCTGCAAAGTATGTGGGCAACAAAACACCAACATACCGTTCAAGTTGGGAATTTACCTTTATGACCTTTTGCGACAACAATCCAAACGTACTGCAATGGGCATCAGAAGCGGTACACATCAATTATCGTAATCCCTTGACCGGTCGTAACACCATCTATGTACCAGATTTTCTTATCACCTACACAGATGCAAGCGGCCGGCAACACGCAGAAGTTATCGAAGTAAAACCCCTAAAAGAAACCAGCCTACAGGAAGCAGGTAAAAGTCCACGTGCTCAAGCAGCTGCTATACTAAACATGTCAAAATGGGCTGCCGCCCGTGCTTGGTGCCAGGCACATAAATTGAATTTCAGAGTAGTTACCGAACAAGATATTTTTAGCATGGGACGTACCAAATAAATACTGGTATGACCCGCAAACTTGAAGAACTTTTTAATTTACCATCGTCTGACACAACACCAGAGGAAACCGAGCAAACTATTGCTGAACATCGTGATCTAATCACTGATGTTGATCGGGCTATAGATAAAATTGACGCCGCACTCCCCACAGTACATAACCTAGACACCGGAGATCAAGAACTTGATGAATTGGCACGTCTTGCTCAAGACAAGGCCGAAGATCTTATTGATTTAGGTATGAACGTAGAACCACGTTTTAGTGGTGTTATCTTACAAACAGCCGGGGTAATGTTGGGACATGCTATCACAGCTAAAACAGCCAAATTGGACAAAAAACTAAAAATGGTACAGCTACAGTTGGCCAAGGCCAAGTTGGATCATCAGATCAAAAAAGATGCAGGGACACCACAGGAACAAGCAGTAGAGGGCGAAGGTATTGTGCTTGATCGTAACGAATTACTAAAGCAAATTTTGGGCAAGCAGGACAAATAACAGGATCTGCATAAATATACAATAATAGGATTATAATGATGAAGACATTCCAATCATACATTTTTGAAACACACAAGCCACACGAGTTTCGTGTCAAGATGGCTACCATTGATCCAAAAACAGTAATGGAACAGATCAAAAACGCATTAAACACTTGGCAATTAGAAAGTGTCAGTGCTGTTAAAAGCATGCCAATCCAAGAGCATCGCGAATTTCCAAACTGGGGTCCGTGTGAATGCTGGACATTTGACATCAAAGTTGCTTATCCAACCACTACAGTACAAATTCGTCAGACACTTAAAGAACGTGCTGGTTTAAATCCGGACTGGATTTGTGTTCGTAATTTGCAAGAAGCTGAATACACAGACGAAGCTGAATTGGCCGGCAAAGATCACGAGGGTGCTTTACTTGACGAAACAGAATTAAAAGACGACCCAACAGCACAAGAATACGTAGGACAAAAACGTATCGGCAGTTTAATCGCAGAACTAGAAAAACATTCACGTAAGTTTGAATTTGCTGAAGACAGCAACGAAGCAGGCAAAACAACAAATGATGCACCGATGGGAGAAAAAAGCCCAGTTGGAACAACACAAAACAAGACTTATCGCAAATCCAAAGGCAATTAACATGAGCAAGAATCATCCAAACGACAATATCTACAGCATCTTAGGCAAGTTAGCAGCATTACAACCAACGCCGCAAGAAAAACACAATGCTACTGTACAACAAATCCGCGAAAGCGTTGAAAGTCAAGGTAGTATCCTTAAAGGTCTACGTGAAGTTGGCGAGGTTGAACAGCGTTTAGCCAAATCATTTGCTGAAAGCAAAATTGAAGAAAAAGCAGTTAGTCAAGCTCAACAAAAATTCATGGGCATGGTTCATGCCGCACAAAAAGGTGCCAAGGCCGCAAGTCCTGAAGTAGCTAAAGTTGCTAAATCAATGGGCAAGAAAGATGCCAAGGACTTTGCTGCTACCAAGCACAAAGGTTTACCACAACACGTTTCTAACGAAACATTAGATGGCGGTATGGGTAACATGGGCGAAGATGCACAAGAAGCATTTGAGTGCGCGGGCTGTGCCATTGGAGAGTGCTCTGTACACAGCGTAATGGAAGATACTTGTAACGAGTGTGGCATGTATGAAAGTGAATGTGGTTGCGATCATGGCAACAAAGAACACATGGACGAGAACGGCCTACAGCGATACACAGGTATTAAAAAATACGGCAAGGAAGGTTTTGCAGCTTTACAAAAAGCCGGTCGCGAAGGCGCCAGCGAAGAAGAAAAAGGTCGTATCAAAGACAAATACCTACCAAAGAAAGACGTATCTGAAGACGAAGATACTCATACTGGTGGCAAAAAAGTTTCTACTAAAACAGGGACATTACACAAGAGTAAATCCACAGTTGATGCAGAACATGATGTTATGACAGATAAACTGTCTGACCCAGACAAAGATGAAACACCAGCGGTTAGTGCTGAGAAAAAAGGTCGCGGTCGTCCTAAGAAAGCAGAAAAAGATACTTCACAGGCCAAAATGCCATGGGGCGGTAAACCTCCCAAAGATACATATAAAAAATCAGCCGGTGGCTGGGGCATGAAAGATGGCCGTCCTTTTGGTAAGAACGCAGTTGCTGAATCTTTGGATTTAGTTAGCCAACGTTTAATTGAAGGTTTAAATTTTAAAAAGATGGCCGAAGAAACACATCAAAGCATTGATGAGTTAATGAACGAATTACAAAACGATATTAATCATTATAAAACAACTGGTAGTTGCAGTGAAAAGTTAAAAGACTTTTTAACTGTACATCACCATAGTAAAAAACAAATTGCTGACGAAGCTGCCATGGAAGCAAGTACAAATCAACCGGTGGTTGGTGCAGCGCCTGCCAATCTTAACGGCATTGGAGGTCGCCACGCTCCTGTTACACCTCCGCAGCGTCATGACAGCATGGGCCAAGGTGTTACAGATTGGATCAAAGGACGTCCGGAGCAAGGTCAGACTTATGAAGAAATAGATCCATTGGAAGAAGAATTATCTAAGTTAGCTGAACTGGCTGGTATTGCCAGTGAAACAAAATTAAACAAAAAGCCCGATGCTGACAAAGATGGTATTCCAGACTGGGCAGATAAAAAACCAAAGGTAGCCGGCGGCGACGAAGATCGTAAAATGTCTGAAGATGACATGGAAGAAGGCAATGCATTTGGCAAAGCAATACGTGACGCCAAGGCCGATGGCGTACAACCTGGCGAAAAAGTCACTGTGGGCGGTAAAGAATATGCTGTTAAAGAAGCCAATGAACTTATTGCTATGTTACGTGTTGCTGGTTTAGATACACGTCAAATTGAAGAAGCATTAGAAAAAGCCAGCCAGCAAGATCTTGAAGATATGGAAGCGCAAGATCGCGAACATGAAATTGGCAATGACTATGATGAAGTTCAAGAAGACAAAATTGAAGTTGCTGATTCTGACGACGAACCAATGAATGCTCCTGACGAAGAATACTTGAGTTTAAAAGCAAGCACATTGAATCCTGGCGAAGGCGACAATGGCGAAAAGAGTATGTATGGTGGCCGTGGCGATAACCCAATGACTCAACAACCAAATCGTCCTGCCAAGCCGGTTCGTTCAGTTAAAGAAGCTTTTGCTGAAATGGAAGCTCGGGTATCTGCAGAATACGAAAGCATTAAAAAAGTCAAATAATGAAACAATATCGCATTACCAGTCAAAACTTTGTACACCAAGGTGAGACCGGTGATGCCGATGCTGTCATGGACCCCCAAGATTTATATCAAATCAAAAGACTTGCTGGGCTTGTTACCGAAGGTGACGGCGGAGCATTAGCAGGTATACCATCTACCCCACACGCAACAGAAGACGGAATTGCCAGCCCGGTTGGTAGTAACATGACCAATACAGCGGCCTATCGCAATGAACTATTAGACAGGTATCAAGCACGTCCTGGTGACGAGTTATGGTTTATGATTAACTTTGAACCGGTGCGTGGCCTGGGTGCCAATGCTGGTACGTTAGAAGATAAAATAAAAGATTATCTCAACAAACACCCAGAAGCACGTCCAGAAAACCTCCCAAAAATGCCCGGAGAATCTTGATATTAAACAATCTAAATAAATATAAAAATAGCAGTCAATAAGGATATAAGATATGCCAGTACAGATTGGACCAGGAATCACAATAGGACCGGGAATTTCTGTTGGACCTTATACCTATACCTTTGCATATCTTTATACCGCCGGCGGCGGCGGTGGTGGCTGGGGTTGGGGCGGTGGTGGTGCCGGCGGCGGACTTGCTTACGGTAGTATATTAACTACTTCTGGTACAACCTACACATTTACAGTGGGTTCTGGCGGCTCTGGCGGTTCCAATAATGGAGCCAGCACCAGTGGTGGCGATACTCTTGCATTTGGTGGTCATGTGTATGGCGGTACCGGTGGTGGAAATTTCAATTCTCCTAACGGCGGTACCGGCGGAGCTGGATTAGTCGCAGGTGCCAATGGCGGTAGCGGTAACTATTCCAGTCAAACTGCACAGCCATACAATACTGGATATTCTTCAACTATTACAGGTACCAGTGTAAATTATTCAACTGGTGCCAGTGGCGGAGCACACGATCCACAAAATGGATACAATACCATCAGCGGCAACGCATCAAACACCTATGGCAGCGGCGGCTTTGGCGGTGGCTATCTAAGCGGTGGTGGTGGCGGACAACCTGGCGCGGTAATTTTATCTATTCCACAAGCGGTATACCCAGGAATCACAATGTTAGGCAGTATAGTGTCAACTACATTGGTTGGTGGTAATTACATAGTGGTATTTGGCCCAGGCTCATCTTCATTTATCAGTTAACATCATATAACAATCAAGCAACAGCTTTATCCAATCCCAAGTATTGATTCCAAGATTCTTGCCTGACTGTAAACGGCATTTTTTTCCAATGATTTACCAAACTATAATAATCTGGTTTATACGGTAGCACCATTGGCCTGACATTGGTTTTGTGTCCTTTGGCGTGGTTGCAACTTTTACAGCTGGTAACACAATTAGTCCACGTAGTCTTACCGCCGGCAGCACGAGGCACAACGTGATCGATGGTTAGTTCTTCATAATCAAACACATCATCACAATACTGGCATTTAAACAAGTCACGCATGTACAGGTTATAGCGACTAAATTTAACATTTTTTTTGTAGTGGAAATAGTCCCTGGTTACACATACGCTGGGTACATTTATTGCTAAACGTTCAGAGTGTACTATCCAGTTTGGGTAAGTTTCAAGCACGTGTACACGACCCAAGTACATTAGTTTAATAGCATGTTGCCAATTGATAACGCTTAAGGGTAGTACACTAATTGGTTCGTAATTAGAATTTAGTAAGAGTGTGTCTGACATTAAATATACTTATATGAGTAAAGAGTTAGAAACTGCAATTATCAAGGCCCCGTATAAACGGATGTCTTATACTGAGCAACAAATACGGGAAATTGCCCGATGCGCTGACCCAACGGATGGTCCAAGATACTTCATGGATAATTACTTTTTTATACAACATCCAACCAAGGGTGCCATACAGTATCATCCATTTGAGTATCAGGAACGCCTGATAGATACATATCACAATTATAGATTCTCTATCAGCTTAATGCCAAGGCAAACGGGAAAATCGACTTCGGCCGCAGGCTACTTGTTATGGTATGCCATGTTTGTTCCGGATTCAACTATTCTTGTGGCTGCACACAAGTATTTAGGCGCACAAGAGATCATGCAACGTGTACGTTATGCTTACGAAAACTGTCCAGACTTTATCCGAGCGGGAGTGACCAGTTACAACAAAGGTAGTTTAGACTTTGAAAACGGAAGTCGTATTGTAAGTCAAACCACAACAGAAAACACCGGACGCGGTATGAGTATATCACTCCTATACTGTGACGAGTTTGCATTCGTCCGCCCCACCATTGCCAGCGAATTCTGGACTTCTATCACGCCTACCTTGGCCACTGGTGGTAAATGTATTATTACAAGTACACCAAACTCCGACGAGGATCAGTTTGCACAGATCTGGCGAGGTGCCAATAAATGTTTTGATGAATTTGGCAACGAAACAGAACTTGGCATCAATGGTTTTAAATCATTTCGTAGTCGTTGGCAAGAACACCCAGATCGTGATGAAAGATGGGCTGCACAGATGCAAGCACAGTTAGGCGAAGAACGCTTCCGCCGTGAGATGGAATGCGAATTTATTATCTTTGATGAAACCCTAATCAATCCTATACATCTCAGCGAAATGGCCGGCATCGATCCCATAGAAAAGCAAGGACAGATACGTTGGTATAAACGTCCCGAGCGTGACCGGACTTATGTAGTTGCTTTGGACCCGAGTTTAGGCACCGGAAGCGACCCAGCAGCCATACAGGTATTTGAAATGCCCGGCCTTAAACAAGTGGCCGAATGGAGTCATAACAAAACCATTGTACAAAGACAGATTGTTATTCTCAAAGAAATCTGCGGTTACTTAGCAGACGTTGCTGGCACTACAAATGTCTATTACTCGGTAGAAAACAATACCTTGGGCGAAGCTGCATTGGTAGCCATTGCTGAAATTGGAGAAGAAAATATTCCAGGGGTATTCCTAAGTGAACCACGTAAAAGCGGGGTCGCCGTCAGATATCGCAAAGGATTTAACACCACTCACAAATCTAAACTAAGTGCTTGTGCCAAGTTTAAAAGTTTGATTGAAACTCGCCGATTGGTGGTGGCAAGTAAAACACTTATCAGCGAGTTAAAAACGTTTGTGGCATCGGGCACAAGTTATTCTGCAAAAATTGGAGAACATGATGATTTAGTTATGGCTGCATTGTTGGCCATACGTATGATCATGTTGTTGCAACAATTTGATGCTACCATGGATTCTGAACTGAAGGATAGTGTAGACGATTTCTTAGAACCCATGCCTTTTATCGCTACTTTTTAATTTAAAAACAGATAAATACATTTATGTCCAGAGAAATTGAACCAATCGCCATAGAGTTATTTAACAAAATACGCACCCGCTTTCCCGCGGTAGAGTTGGGCGATGACCGAGCCAAAGATACACAAGATCCTGAATTGGCTCGTTTCTTCAATTTCACCTACATTGGTTCCGATGATGAGCCTGTATTGATCGATAACAATCCAGAAAAACCTGCACGTGTAACCATCAGCCTGATAGACGAAGAAAGTCTTAAACTGTACTATGCTCAAAATATTACCAAGGGCATGGAAGAAGAACAACGCTTAGAATGGTATGCATTTATTCGTAACATTAGAAAATTTGCCAAACGCAATGGATTACGTTTTGATGCCAGAGATTTGGACAAAGATGGTTTAGAGTTACAAGACGTTAAACAACAGGCCAAAACTGATGATGTGGTAACTGCCGCAGAAGTTTCTGTCATGGAAAGTCGTATGTACGGACGTGTTGGTAAGCCAAAGTTAAGCATTGGTGAACACGGCGGCACTAAAGTTTTGGTATTCCACAGTGAAAAAGTTGATGAAGAAAAACGTGGCGCTCGGGCACGTAAAATTGAATGTATTTTTCTTGAAACACAAATTGGCGAGCGGCTCAAATTAGAATCCAAATATCTACCGGGTGCATTTGCCATGGCCGAACACCTAAACCAAGGCGGCAATCGTGATGACGAACGTGGCAAACATATCACACAGTTATGTCAAGAAATGTCTGCACTACGTCGTTTTGTGCGCCTTAAAAAGAATAAACAGTTTGAAGACGATACCACTGCTGATGCGGTAAAAAAAGCAATACATGATTATAATCAGACTCGCAGTACTGTTAAACGCATGAGTCATCCAAAGTATTATCTTGAATATTTTAAAGAATATGCTCCTACACAGGTAGAAGTAACCGACGAAGATATTGCTGCTGTACGTGAACGTTTTGCTGAAAAAATCTACGATGAACGTATTGAAGAAGCTTTACCAATCATTGCTCGTGAAATGAAAGCACTTGAAGAGTGGGCCGAGGACGTTTATGAATCGACCTGGAACAAACCCGACAATGTTGATAAAATTCGTGCTTTACGTGAGCTATTAAAAACTCCCATCCACTGCGGCGAAGAAGGCATAGATGCAATAACAAAAATCAATCCCATCATTGGTGATGACGAATTAAACAATCAAATTGTTGAACTGGCCAGCCCAATGGGTTCTGGTGTAGATACAGATGTGCGCCCGCTAATCAAAGAATGGTTGCTTAAACATTTACCAACTGTACTAAAAGATTTAGAGTTTGGACAAAACAACATTGATAATGCCCAAACCAATTGGGTATCACAAACCAGTCCAGCACAGGACAACCACGAATATGCCGATTCATCAGGTGGTCGCGGCAACAGTTCCTGGAATATGACCTTCTAATTCGTTTTGGTAAAATAATTTAAAATACCCATTGACTTCATAAATAATACTGTTATATACTTGCAGGGTGCTTGTATATATCCAGGCATATTTTAAGACCATCTTATAAAGGAAAAACTATCATGGCAACTACATTAGCAGAAATTCGCGCAAAGTTACAAGCTAACGAAAACCGCGGCGGTAACAAACAACAATCGGGTGGCGACAACGCTATCTATCCACACTGGAACATCGCAGAAGGTTCCACAGCAAGAGTAAGATTCCTCCCAGACGGTAACACCAAGAACTCATTCTTTTGGACTGAACGTGCAATGATCAAATTGCCGTTTGCTGGTGTTAAAGGTCAGGCAGACAGCAAACCAGTGGTAGTACAAGTTCCATGTATGGAAATGTACGGCGAAGCCTGCCCGATCTTGGCAGAAGTACGTCCTTGGTTTAAAGACCCAAGTTTAGAAGAAATGGGTCGTAAGTACTGGAAAAAGAAAAGTTATATTTTCCAAGGCTTTGTACGTGAAAACGCATTGAGTGACGACAAGATTCCGGCCAACCCAATCCGTCGCTTTACAATCAGCCCACAAATCTTTAATATCATCAAAGCGGCCTTGATGGATCCAGAAATGGAAGAGTTGCCAACAGACTTGCAACGTGGTTTGGATTTCCAAATCATCAAAACAAGCAAAGGTGGTTACTCGGACTACTCCACAAGCAAGTGGGCACGTAAAGAGTCCGCACTGACAGCCGAAGAACAAGCTGCAATTGATGAACATGGCCTGTTTAACTTGAGCGACTTCTTGCCTAAGAAACCAGGCGAAGTAGAGTTAAAAGTACTCAAGGAAATGTTTGAAGCTTCTGTTGATGGTCAACCATATGATCCAGATCGTTGGGGTGCTTACTATAAACCATATGGTTTAGATGTTGGTACAACAAAAGCTGCAACATCTGCAGATGCAACATCTGTAGAAACAAGTCCGGCGATTGTTGAAGATGAAGACGATGTTCCGGCGCCAACAGCGCCAGTAGCAACACCAGCACCAAAAGCTGGTGGCATGACAGCTGATGCTATTTTAGCTCAGATTCGTGCTCGTAAACAATCTTAATAAGTAACAGGTTAAGAATGTGGGGGCTTCGGTCCCCACTCTTTCTTTTATGAACAGCCAATTAAAACAACAATTAAAATCTCAATATCAAATTGACACCATAATTAATCTTGAAGATTATTTAACGCTACCTATACCTGCATTATATACAACACTTGAACCTTTAAAAAAGGATGTGTACAACAACAATTATAAAATTGTTTTTTATATATTTTGTAAAGTTGAACAATCAGTGATTGTACATTTACAAAAAGTTTTATCAGTATTAGACATACCTGAGTTTTTTGTTTTGGTTGTTTCTAATCAAACAACAGTAAAAGAATATCTAAAACAAGATATAAATTTTTTCTATCACGATACCGCTGTAACACCAGCACCATTGTCAATTACCAATTTTAATATTCCCGAATCCATTTGTGTCAATCCTTGGATAAATGTATTAATAGACAACAACGGAAAATTTGCTCCTTGTTGTGAATATCGTCCATATCTTGATAACGAGTGTCAAGAAGTTATGTACGCAAATTCCTACACCCTTAAACAAGTACACTCTGGCACAGCCATGGAACAAATAAGGCAAGACTTTTTGTCTGGCAAACGTCCCAATGGTTGTAACAGTTGCTTTTCTGTTGAAGATCTTGGTAAGGTAAGTAAACGCCGGAATGACAATTATGTATTTAGAAACATCATTAATACCATTGACTGGAATAAAAAAACTACCGATAACATACAATCATTGGATATCAAATTGGGCAATACCTGCAATCTTTCTTGCCAGATCTGTACACCCGAAGCAAGTAGTGTATGGGCAGATCAAGTATCAAAAAGCAACGAACTAAGAAAAAAATATTTTATTACCAACGAAACCAAATCCATCTGGACCGACGAAAAAAATTCTATATTTTGGGATGGACTCAAAGAAACTTATCATTCAATCCGATATCTTGATTTTGCCGGCGGTGAACCCTTGCTAATTAAAAAACATTTTTCAGTCTTACAATATTTTGTTGATCAGGGTGTTAGCAATAATATAAGTTTACACTACAACACCAATGGTACAATTTTTCCAGAAGCCGCTGTGGATTTATGGAAACAATTTAAACAGGTAAAAATTTCATTCAGTATCGACAATGTTGGACAACAATTTGAATATGAACGCTATGGTGCTGATTGGAATATGGTCAGAGAAAACATAGATAAATTCCAAAGTTTAGATCCTTTAAAATTTGAGTTTGATTTGTACTGTGTGCTATCCGCTTTAAATGTACATGCCGCCGGTCGGGTATTTGATTTTGCCTGTTCTAAAAATATGAATGTCGAGTACAGCATACTCAGCGAGCCGCCTGAGTTTAGTATGGATGTACTGCCCGCAAAGGCCAAACAATTTGCCATAGACATATTAAATAGTCATGACTCAGAGAATTTTAAAATAAAAATTCAGCCAATTGTTTTAAAATTACAATCTGACCAATCTTCATTGACCATTGACGATTTTTGGAATAGAGTCAATTTGTTGGATCAACATAGAGGGCATCGGTTTGCTGATGTGTATCCAGAACTGATGGAATATTTAAAATGATATCATATTTAGATCCTACACTTTTTCCAGACGAAATTTTGGTCGTTGAACTAACACCAAATCGTTATGTCTATCCAATTTATAAAAACGGATCAAGCAGTTTATTTGAAACTGCCATAGGACCCATTGGTATAGACCGCATTGCCAAACTTGAACAGGTAGAAGTATTCTTGCGTGACCCTTTTGAACGTTATGTGAGTGGAGTACAAACATATCTCATGTTAAATCCACATCTTGCACGTGATACTGCACTTGCCATGATTGACGAATACTTGTTTTTAAACAGACATTTTACACTACAGTTTCATTGGCTAATGAATTTACAACGCTTTAATCCCAATATCAAATTGATTTTACGCCCAATGAGCGAACTAAACGATGCGACAACATTGACATGGAATACTCTCACACGAGATCAGCAGTTGATTGATTTTTTTAAAAACAATCAAAAACTTTGGTTTTACCTACAGTTAGATAAAATACTCACAGAAGAGTTTATAGGTAAAACTGTAAGGTTTTCCAACATTGTCCAACAAATCAAAGAACAGTATCCTTTACTGTATAAAGAAACAATAGAAAGAGTTAGAAATTTATGTACTGCCCTCGAATAGATCATTTTGTACGGTTTAATCCTAACAGTACTGTCAGTTGCTGTGGCCATATGGTCAACCCGGCACAGTTTGATAGCCTCAGCGACATGCACAACAGTCGCTGGTTGCGTAAGGTCCGAGAACAGTTTGATCAAGACTTATGGCCCAACGAGTGTCAGCGTTGCGAAGAAGTTGAAGCACAAGGCAAAGACAGTATAAGAACCTATGCTTTAGCACTGGCAAAAACAGAAACAACACAGGACTACCTACAGGTCAGTGGAGTGTTGGATAATGTATGTAATGCTGCTTGCCAAACTTGTAGGCCAGAGTGCAGTACTCGAATTGGCGCATTAACTGACAAAGTTTTTCCTATTATAAATAACAGTAATCGATTTTGGGAATTGCCACAGGATCGCATACGACACTTGGACATCAACGGCGGCGAACCCAGTTATAGCAAAAACTACCGACAAATATTGGATAATTTACCTCCTAATTTACGCACACTTAGACTCAATACAAATTGTAATATAGTACTAACAGAACTAACAGAAATAGCCAACCGCGGAATTGAAGTCACAGTGACAGTCAGTTGCGATGGTATTGGTGCAGTACACGAGTTTATGCGTTGGCCCATTGCTTGGGAAACCTTTTATGCCAACCTAATGACCTATAAAACCATGCCAGTGCGATTAAATTTATGGACAACAGTCAGTCGATTAAACGTTGACGATTTACCTAATATACAGGCATTTGCAAAAGAGCACGGAATTGATCACGGCTATGCCTATCTTAAACAACCAGAAGTATTGGATGTCAATAATAAAGACCAGGCAGCACTTGATGCATACATACATAAACAAAAACAACTAAGAGGTATGCTATGAAGGCCTATGTCGAATTACCGTGCGATCAAATTGACACCATATCCAAAAAGATCTATGCATTTTTAGAAACAATACCCGGACTATTAGAAACCAGGGAGTACGGGTGGCATTTTGTTGATCTGAATCGGGTGTTAAAATCTGTACCCGAACTGCTGGATTTTTTTAAACAATACAAATTAATTCCAAGACATGCAGCAGTTACTATTATCAAAGAAAATGACCATCTTCCCAAACACACCGACGAATTGCCAGTGGTGGCAAAAATGAATTTACCGGTATGTAACACCACCGGATGGGCAAATCGTTGGTATGAAAATAATCAATTGGTTGCTGAGTTGTTTGATATCAAACAACCGATTATATTCAACTCACAAATAGAACACAGCGTGGAAAAAATCACGGATACATCACTGCCACGTATTGTTGCCAGCTTTACTTTTCACAATGAACCTATAGAAATGTTACAATGAAAATAGCCATCACAGGACATACAGCCGGGATCGGACAGGCACTTGCTCAAGAATATATATCTCTGGGGCACACCATTGTTGGTCTAAGCAAGCGTGAAGGAAATAATATCCGCAATATTCCTAAAATTTGTGATCAAATTGAATCCTGCGACATGTTTATTAACAATGCACAAGCTGGCTTTGCACAAACAGAGTTACTGTTTGAACTCTGGCGTCGTTGGTCGGGGCAAGATAAAACCATTATAGTTATCAGCACACAAATGACACAGGATCCAACAGCTTTCTTTCCTGAGCTTGATGAATATCGTGTACAAAAAGTAGCACTTGAAGAAGCCTGTTGCCAACTTAGACAACGAGCACCGATGCCGTACATTACAATAGTTCGCCCGGGCAATGTAGCAACAAGTCCAGACAAAACAGTACCTCCAGCTGCTGATGTCGGGCGTTGGTCCAAGTTTTTGGTCAACACCTTGGAGTCGGCTCGACCAGATTTGTTTATACCTGAAATCTCGTTAGGTCCGCAATGACACCAAAAGACGTATTAACCAATCGCGCATTTTGCCCTATACCCTGGACTGGGCTCATGTATAACTTTGACGGCAACGTAAAAAATTGTATACGTAGTGTCAACACCATAGGTAATATCAAAGACAATACCATTGAAGATATCTTACATGGTAACAGCAACCTTGCAAGACAAGCGATGATTTTAGACAAAGAACATCCAAGCAACTGTAGGTCTTGTGCAAGTTTGGAAGTGGGTAAGAATAGTTTTGATATCATCAGTGATCGTAAATTTTATATACGAGAACTCAAACAGGTACCAATCAGTACATATCGTGCCAACAATTTTGATTTGCACACCATTGATGTACGTTGGACTAATTTATGTAACTTTGCCTGTGTGTACTGTTATCCGGGATTTAGCAGTAAATGGGCCAATGAATTGGGAATTACCATCGACGAACCGGCAGAGCAACAGCGCACAGATTTCAAAGAATACATAATTAAAAATGCCAAACAACTAAAACACGTGTACATGGCCGGCGGCGAGCCATTGTTGATGAAAGAAAATTTAGAATTATTGGACTTGCTCGACCCCGATGTCAATCTACGCATCAATACAAACCTAAGTAAAGTTAATACACAAGTTTTTGATCGTATATGCGAATTTAAAAATGTACATTGGACAGTTAGTGTAGAAACTGTTGGAGCAGAATACGAGTATATACGCTATGGCGGAAATTGGAACGATTTTTTGGATAACTTACTTGCCATTAAAAAATTAGGGCATAAGATCAGTTTCAACATGCTACATTTTTTATTAAATTATCAAACAATTTTTGATTGTGTGGATTATTTAAAAAGTCTGGGATTCCATAATAATAGTTTTATTATTGGTCCACTACACGATCCAGAATACCTAAATATTAGACATTTACCAGAATCTGTGTTAAACTTGTTAAAGGAAACATTAATAGACAAGATTAACCAACACCCAGGATATTTGCTTGAGGACAGCTATCGTAATATGTTAGAATACATTGATAGACCCTTTGTGAAAGATCTGACCGGTTCATTTCAAAAAATACATGAGATGGATCTAAGACGTAATTTAAATAGTAAAAAAATTTTTGTAGACTTATATAAACTGCATGACAATTAAAAATCTTTATATCTCTCATCAAAATTATGATTGGGCCAAGGTATCGGCCGAACATCATACCATGTTGTTGACTGAAAAAAAGTTACAAAAAGCAATAGAATCAGCAGATGAAAACAATTATCATACATCATTGGAAGATTTAGGTAGTAAACTATACAATTTGGTAGACCTATTGGAGTCAACAAATTCAACTATTGTTTTAATAGATCTTGACCAAAATTTTGTCAATGTGATCAACGACACAAGTTTATACCTGTATCTAAACTTTTTTAAAGAATTGGTAAAACTTGACAGCCGTCGGGTAGTGAACTTTGAATGGTACAACAAACTCAACAAAGAATTATTTGTAAATTTAGTTGCCCAGAGAAAAACAAAAAATAAAAATCTCTGGGCAGTCGGCTGTTCTATCACACACGGTGATGGCGTCAAGGACGATGAAAAATATCCTGTGTTATTGGAAAAAATGTTGGGACTGCCCGTGACTGTTTTATCAAGTTCTGGCTCATCGATTGCCTGGCAAGCAGATCAGATTCTACAGTCAGACATTGCTCGTGACGATATAATAGTTTGGGGTTTAACCAGTTTTAATCGCATTGACATAGCCGAGGGGTATAACTTACAACCATATAGCATAACAGATTATGTCAAATATATTCCATCAACAAAGCAATACTGGAAAATTGATTATTTTAACAGTCTAACACAATCCGTTCCCTGTATCAAAAATATATTACAAGTTATTAACTTTTGCAAAAAAGTAGGAGCAAAATTATATTTGATTAACCTATTAGAAACAACATGGGTTAATTTTATTTTTAAAAATGAAAAAAATTATTTGGATTTGACAAAACCTTTCAATTCAAATAATCTACACGAATTTTTAGATTTTGGTGCTGATAATGAGCATCCAGGACCTAAACAACACCAGGAGTATGCAGTAAACATATTTAATTTTATCAAGGAAAACCATCATGGCAACTAAACCATTTGACGTATCAAAATTTCGCAAGAGCATTACAAAAAGCATCGACGGCATCAGCGTTGGCTTCCAGGATCCTACAGATTGGATCTCAACAAACAACTATGCATTGAACTATCTTATCTCTGGAGACTTCCATAAAGGAATCCCAATGGGCAAGGTCACAGTATTTGCTGGCGAATCTGGTGCAGGTAAATCGTTTATTTGTTCCGGCAACATTGTCAAGAACGCACAAGAACAAGGCATTTATGTCATCTTAATTGATACAGAAAACGCACTCGACGAAGCCTGGCTACACGCATTGGGAGTAGACACAAGCGAAGATAAACTTCTTAAACTCAACATGGCCATGATCGACGATGTGGCCAAAATGATCACAGAGTTTGTAAAAAGCTACAAAGAATTACCTGAAGATGATCGTCCCAAGGTAATGATCGTATTAGACTCATTGGGTATGTTATTAACACCAACTGATGTGAATCAGTTCGAAGCAGGTGATCTTAAAGGTGACATGGGCCGTAAGCCCAAAGCACTGACTGCCTTGGTTCGTAACTGCGTAAACATGTTCGGCTCCTTAAACATCGGGTTGGTAGCCACAAACCATACTTATGCGTCACAGGACATGTTCGATCCAGACGACAAGATATCGGGCGGTCAAGGTTTTATCTACGCAAGTAGTATTGTTGTAGCCATGCGTAAGCTCAAGTTGAAGGAAGATGAAGATGGCAACAAGATTTCAGATGTAAAAGGTATCCGTGCCGCTTGCAAGATCATGAAAACACGTTACGCCAAACCGTTTGAGTCAGTACAGGTCAAGATCCCGTATGAAACAGGTATGAATCCATATTCTGGTTTGGTTGATTTATTTGAAGGCAAAGGTTTGTTGGCCAAAGATGGTAACAGTCTTAAATACACCTTGACTGATGGTACCATTATCAAACAGTTCCGCAAGGCCTGGGAACGAAATGAAGATGGCACTTTGGACCGTGTAATGTTGGATTTTACAGCCAACCCTCACCGTGTAGAAACATTGGTAGTAGAGGAAGAAGTTGTTGCTGAAGTGGTGGAAAAATCAAAGAAACCTAAGAAAGAGGAAATAGCAGAATGACAATCGACGTAGAAGTTTTAAGCGAATTGTACACTATTATGAAACAGTACGTTCCTTCAAAGGATCGTCAGGAGTGTGCCGATAACTTAATGAGTGTTATGGTTGATATGTTAGGCGACCAAGAACTCAAAGAGTTTGGCGGCACTGACTCTACGCTGAAAAAGGCTCTTAAAGAATATTCAGCCGACGATGAAGAAGATGAAGACGACGACGGTGAGTGGTAACCTGTGTGGTATAATCGGGTAGTAAACAACCTGGGAGAAATTCCTGCTTTTATAGATTACTATGAGCAGGAACTTGCTTCAGCACGTGCCGATGTAAAAATACAAGGTCGGGTCGAAAAAGAACTAAGTAATTTACCAGGCGAAACAGAACACAGGTTTAATCAGCTACAAGAAATTGAAGCAATACTTGAGTATCTGAACATACAGTTACGTAAAATACGTCAACGGCATTACAAAAAATATTTAGAAGCATACGCACGAGCATTGACAAGTCGTGATGCTGAAAAATATGCTGAAGCCGAGGATGAAGTGATTGACATGGAAACCATTATCAATGAAGTAGCACTATTACGTAACAAATGGTTGGGCGTCATGAAAGGCATAGAAAGTAAAAATTTTATGTTAGGACATGTGGTCAGACTACGTACAGCAGGCATGGAAGATATTGTTGTGTCATGACAGATTGGAAAGCACGAGCCGATCAACTTTTGGAAGAATTTGATCTATGTATCAAGGCCAAACCCATGCATGATGCAGTGAATATACAATTAGAAAAAGACACAGTTGCCCGATTTGCTCATAATTTAAGCAGACAACGTGGTTGGGGAACAGATGCAGAAATCGCAGAAGCTTGTTATCAACTTGAAAAAAAGTTAGAAGAACTTAAGAAAAAATTAGTAATGGAAATACTACAACATGGCACTATTTAAAAACGCAATCGAAAGTCATCAACACAGTTTGTGGGCCCTGGGTCATCTAAGAGAATACGATAGTTTTCTTGAAAACTTAACTGTGATTGCCGACATGGGCTGTGGTCAAGGTCTTGACACACAATGGTGGGCAACATTAGAAACCCGAGATAATCCGCCTGAGCCTCTTAACTACCTGGTCTATGCAGTAGATCAAAATATAAAACAACTTGAGCCTGATGTTCGAGCTCTCAAAAATGTCATTCCCGTTGAAGGAAATTTTGATGAACGTATTATACCACGACAAGTTGATTTGATATGGGCGCACGATTCTTTACAATATTCTCGTAACCCACTGAAAACTTTGGCCAATTGGAAAGCGACCATGAATGTAAATGGCATGCTGGTATTGAGTATCCCACAGACCACTTACATATATAACAATCGCCTAATGGTAACTAATCATAGCCATCAGTACTATAGTTATAATCTTTTAAATCTAATATACATATTGGCATTGTCAGGATTCGATTGTAGAGATGCTTATTTTTATCGCGAATCAAACAGTCCCTGGTTGTATGCTGCTGTGTATGCCAGCAATGAAGAGCCGGTTCCAGAACATGCCAGCTGGTATGACCTTGCCGATCGTAACTTGATAAATGATAGTCTTATAGCCAGTGTCAATCGCAACGGTTATGCCAGGTTAGACAATATTGTTGTATCCTGGTTAAACAAAGAAAATTATTTAATCAGTGACTGACATGAAAATAGTTCTTTGCACTGGCGGATTTGACCCTGTACACTCTGGACACATAGCCTACTTTAAAGCAGCCAAAAAACTTGGCGATCATCTTATAGTTGGTCTAAATAGCGACGAGTGGCTGGAACGTAAAAAGGGTCGTGCATTTATGCCATGGAATGAACGACTGTGTATTGTTAATAATCTTGCAGTAGTGGATGAGGTCTATACATTTGATGATGACGATGGATCAGCAAGACATTTTATTCAACAGGTACGAGCACATTATCCCGACGCAGAATTGATATTTGCCAATGGCGGCGACCGTACTAGAGATAACATTCCCGAAATGGATGTTGTTGATCGTAATATAAAATTTGTGTTTGGCACAGGCGGAGAAAACAAAGCCAACAGTAGTAGTTGGATCCTTGAGGAGTGGAAAGCACCTAAAAC